TGCAACCTTACAAAATTTCACCCGAACGAGCAACCACTGGTGGCTCTATCCGAGTTACAAAAACTAGGGTAACAATTAAATTGTCGCGAGCCCCAATGGGGCGCATTCAAATGAATGCCCTGCGGGTTACACACAGGTTATGATGTCATAAAGACACTACATGAATCTCGCAAAAATATATATAAATATGTACAATATGCAAAATTATGTATACATGATAGGAGGACCCATATACATATGTAAAGAAAAGTCCTCAGAAGCTGATATATAACATATCAAAACTTCATTTCCGGTGGACAAGCTATTTCCACAATGCTGGAAAACAATCGGTTTGTCCTCTGGCCTCAATGTTCGTGAGGTATCGCGAGTATGGAAAAAACGCCTGTTTGTCTGATAAGGAATATCAGCGTACAGTACAGGGTTGTTCTCGCTAGTAGTCGCAGTCATGCCTTGCCAACCATTAAATGCGATAACATCAGATTGTTGATAGCACTTCTGTGCATCCGAAAGATCAATGCCAAAATCATATAAAGGACCGGCATTACCGGTTCTAGGATAATTACTTAAGGAAATGATCGATTTACCACTGTTGGTTGGAGCAAACTTTACAATCCTCCACCTAGTACCTCCTCGTCCAACTGCAAAAGCTGGGTAAAGGTAGGTCATTAGATTCATCTTATTCAGATTTCTACCAATAGGTGTGCCTAACAGATTGTCCCAAGAAACATTGGTCATCTGATTAGGTAAAGGAGGGTAATGTCTAAAAGCATAGCCTTGACGACGGATACCGGGCACGAATGACGATGCAGGAACCCCTCCGACAAACTGATACCTCTTAAGGCATTGCCTAAAAGAAGTAACTGACTCTCCGTGATAAACGTCGAGTGAGTGATCAGTGCATGACGGAGACTCTGCAAATGTGGTCATTACTGTGCTCTGAACTGGAATAGAAGGCTTTTCTGTATCGTCCTTATCCATTTGGACGGCAGGCTCTTCCATGCCGGATTGAAACTCAAGACCAGATTGAGGAAGAAGTTGAGGGAAATATGAAACTGCATTTAAATGAGTATCGAAAGGTACGGCAAACTCTATATCATCACCGGCAGAAACGAAAACGTTTACGCTAATACGACCCCCTGATCCTAAACTAGGTGCTGTTAAACCGTTCAAAACAGAAACAGACAACACACCATTATACTTTAAAGAATCATTTGTGGTCAAAAAACCAGTTGCGTGATTAGTTTGAGTCGGCGGCGTGCACTCTAACCAGCCGTATTCCGCTCCCCAGCCTACCTCAATAGTAAAATCCTTCTCGTCAGAAATATCAACAATTTGTGAATACTGAACGTTGGTCTCATTAGATACCCGAGTTTGTGGATCCCACTGTATGAGCAACCTACCCTTATGATAGGCACTGGCAACAATTTGGAAACGATACTTTATAGTACCTCTCCAATATTTAAAAGGGGTGGCTGCAAATTGAGCTGCAGTGCAATGATGTTCTGTAGCCGCTAGAGCACTATAACTGCTAGCATGACAAGGTGTCACTAAAGCACTAAAAAGTGGATCTCCAACACCGGTTTCAAGCCACCAATTAAAAGTATCCAAATAAGACTCACGGGTTGCGATGCTCTTAATTGTCATTTCATCCGTGTTATCGAGACCTACTACGCTACCGTCAACGGTGAGCTCTTGCTTAGCATCCAATGCGAGCTTTTCTACTTCGTCAGGAATATTGGTAAGTGCCATACCTGCGAGAGTACGTTGTTGCATTCGCACCTCAGGAGCTAATGTAGGAGGTCTAGAATAACCAAACAATTTAGCAATGTTTGAGATACCGGAAGCAGCAATTTGAGTAGCTTTAGCATAAGGACCGATAATGGGTGCTTCTTTAAGCATGCCAGCAATGCGCGCAACCGTCGAGGCAGGTCCCGAAACAGGGCCAGTACCATATTCATCCTGTTTAGAATACGCAGACGAATTTTGGTTAGGCTTGTTCGAAACTTTCTTGACACGGGAATTAGATTTCTCTTTCCCAGATTGCGGCTCAAATCCACTTTGGGCTGAAAGGCCAAGTGCATTAACAGCAGTCGGAGCAGTCAAGACAACTTCCGACATCCAAGCCATAACAGTCACCGTTATTGGATCTGTAGCACCATTGGCGTGTTGAAGAGAATTAAGTTCACGTAAATTCATCAAGCCCATATCCTGCCACTCACCCTTAGTAATATTCAAGGCGTCTGTAGGACATAAAAAAGGACAAACTATCTCCCCAGCTTGATTTGTAGTTGGATCAATGAAAATGTGAGGTCTCTGAGAGGCTTCAACATTATCTGCCGGAATGAAAGCACGATTTACAATGATATTATCGGAATTGTGTCTAGGAATATAGTTAGCTAATAATCTACCGTAATAGAATGCATTACCATTTATCATGAACTTGACATGAAGTTTGCCTTTCAATAACTTAAAGTTGGAAATGCGATTCGCTACACGAGGATTCTCTAAATACAATGACCATGGGTTAAAATCTTGGAAGAAAACAATAGTCGTAGACCATTCATATGTTGCTATCTTTAGTGGACGCTCAAAAAAGTTCCCCAACTCCACATCATACGCATCTACATTAGTTCGCGTGGAGTCAATGACAGAATTAAGGGAATGAACGTAGCCCGCAGATTGGTCGTTAAACGATACATTTTGTTCCTTCAAAGATGAATTAGCAATTTCTACTGAAAAATTTTGATTTAATGTTGTAGCAAGTCTAAAATAGTACCGTGGGTGCGACTCAGCACTCCACAGACGCTTGTTTATATACAATAATATACAAGCCGCAAAGCGTTAGCGTTGAAAATAACACAAGCAAATCATTTCGACGCTTCCGTAATCAATGCGGCAAGGTGGTGCAATGTAACCCTGCACCGGGGGTAAAAAGCGTATATTTATCGACCTCGCCAGGTCGGAGTGGCATAAATGCCTACTCTAGGTGTAATTTCTTAAAAAGTTCGCAAACGGCATCTTTGCCGATAAGCTTCCCTGAATAAGAACTTTTAAACAATTCTAACTTTAAAACCTTCTTAGTAGGAGGTCGAGAAGATGCGATATGTTCGCATTTATCTCCTCTAATTAGAAAGCCGTGAAAGATAGCCTTTGGATTATAATAAGCCAAAACTGCTACTTGGGCTTCAACTTGCCTACGAATTTTCGAGGAAGTACCTTTATGGTAAGTTTTCTTACACTCAAAAATGGCAAATTCATTGTTTCCACCTAAATAAAAACCTAGATCTATATCTCCCAATGGTCTCTGCTTTGGACCCCAAATAACGGATTGGTAAAGACAAGGCTTATGAGCCATCTTGTATAACAAATCAATTTGATTGCGGGTACGAAGATTCTTTGGGATATTAAAGAAACTAGGCAAAGGCTCAAAACCTTCTAAGCTATTGGAAGATTTGTGCCTACGAATGATCTTAACAGAGTCGTCTTCATATTCATGCAAAAATCCACTATTCTCGTTATAAGTAAAGCGAGTTTCTCTCTTTCTAATATATCGGGACTTGAAATAATTCTTTCCCTCTAAACCAGATTGAGCTTCAAAATGTAAATCTTGCACTTCATGATCAGGTTCAGGCGCGTCGTAATACTTACGCTTGTACTCTTCCATGTATTCAGAATAAGAGACATCTAACATCAAACATCCCATAATGTCATTAAGCTTGGCAATCTCTTTTAATTGAGAACGCAAAGTTTCATAGTCAGCCTCTCCATGCAAAAACATTTCACGAAGGGCACCATCAATGTTCATTTGGGATTGTTCTTTGGTGGTAGCATGCTTGCTCTTGCAGACACAATGCAACGACTTATAAATCGATTGCTTATCTAGAGCTCCCATGATTTGATTTAACTCCGAATTGTAGACATTCTTTCGCTTCAAAAAGTCAGCATCCTCATCATTCATATACTTAGTAGCAGCAGACTCTTTATCTGGCATAGTCAAGGTAATACCACGTTCTGCCAAAAAAGCCTGATAAGAAATGAAATTAAAGAAATCTGCACTTTCTGAAACACTACCCTTAAAATCGTCACCATAATTCATATCGGCAACTACATCACGATAAGGCATAAGCACTTCGTGGTTGGAGTTACACAATGTGAAGTAGCCACTACGCTTTAACAAAGCATTAGCTACACTGCCAACATAAGCGGTGACATTAATCCCTGAAATGTGTACACCATTAAAAGAGACAAGATCTCCATTAAAAGCCACAAAGGGATAGCAGCAATCAGTAGCAATTCCACGCATAATTCTAATATCATTTGTGGAAAAATTGCCGCTCATTTCACAAATAGTGATTAAGACATTATAAGCTGCTAGGGTAACTTGAGCAGGCATACGAGTATCATACGACTTATAATCACCTGCAAAAATACGGTCTTCACCAAATGTCTTCATGTGCTTTGCTAATTGGTCCCACTCGGGTCCAAAAGCATTAATACCAACGGCACACTCGGAATCAATAGGATTCATAGACATAAGACGCAATACTGGTAAAAAATACTTGCGAACCAAAAATTGCAAGGAACTAGGTGCGCCATAAAAAACACGAACCTTATCCTTTGTTTTCTTAGTAGGCTCGTCTTTTAGTGAAGCCTTAAAAATAGGATATCCTCTTTCGCTTCGTAAATAGCAAGCTTCCAAACGGGCATATTCATCCTTAATAATGTCTATAAACTCCATAGGACAAGAAACTCCTGGATATTCATTTGGATTAAGAGCAACCATATATTGACTCTTTGGCCCGGTTAAAGGATAACCTACAGCGGTTTTGGAAACCATGGCATCAATAAAACGCTTACCATCAATTCCACTAACCGCTTCGATATCGTTAAGAACTCTCAACTCCTTCTGCCAAATTGGACGTTCAACAATAGAACGAAAAGGCAAAATATAATCCCTACACGCCCATTCAAGAGCAGTTCCTGGCATATCAAAACTGGGATTTGTAACATTCTGCAAATTGACATAAAAGGGTTTCCATGGATGAAATTTGGGAGGACCCCATAAATTTTCCTGTCCACAGATCCTAGCGACATCATTGGAAATAGGGGTATTGACCACGTCAGAACGATTAGTCGATCGACCCCTACAACTTCCGTAAACACAAAGAACTCCATCGGTGGGAATATAATTTACACACGATCTAGAATGAACTTTATCGGAAGTAAGAACTTCAACACCACACTGAGTATCCAAAAAATCTCCTTCAGAATGTGGTACGAAGGTTGAAATATTCTTGTTCAAATGATCAACAGCATCAAAAATGTATTGTTTGATCACTGCACCACTTGCTCCTTTATGACCATTGCCTGCTAAATGCACTCCTGCAATAACAGATGGTTTAGTATCGGCAACAAGTGTAGCAATACATAGACCATTAAAAGTCTTCTCAGGCAATGTGTAAACATGGCCAGAGTAAGTAATGCTACCCACCTTAATGCTAGCCTGAGGACTCATATAAGTGGAATACTTAATAAT